TCCATCATTTTGTCGCCACCAGCCCGAACCAGCCTGAACTGGCGGTAACTGGCCATGATCAGCCGAGACTGGAAACGATGGTGCCAGATCATGCCGGCTCATTAGCTGGACTTGTGGGGGACATGGCTTTGAAGGTACTTGGTGTCACTTTGATGCCTTGGCAAATGCATGCTCTTGAAGGGATGCTTGCGGTTGACGCTGATGACAAGTTTGTGCATCGCTCGAGCCTTGTTTCGGTTGCGCGTCAGAACGGTAAGACAACAATCATTCAAGCGCTCATTCTGTTTTGGCTTGTGGAAATGCCAAAAATACGTGGCGGTAAACAGACCGTGGTATCTGGCGCGCACAGACTTGATCTTGCGTGTTTGTTGTTTGATGATCTGTCGCCAATCCTTGAGGAGTATTACGGCGCCAAGATCGTTAAGTCTTATGGCCGTTATCAGGCCACCATGCCAGACGGCAGCAAGTGGTGGGTCAAAGCATTAAAGCCAAACCAAGGTCACGGTATGAGCATTGACTTGGTGATCGTGGACGAACTCTTTGACGTCAACCCCGACTCTGTAGAGGGCGGTCTGTTGCCGGCACAGCGCGCTAGAAAAAACCCGTTGGCTTGCTTCTTCTCCACAGCTGGCACCGAAGAATCCGTCCTATTCCAGCGTTGGCGTGAAGCAGGCATTCGAGCCATTGACAAAGGCGAACCGTCGACAATGTACATGGCGGAATGGTCACCTGACCCAAGCCTTGACCCGTTGCATCCAGCGTCATGGGCGTGGGGTAATCCTGCGCTCGGTTACACGTTGGACATGGACACAATTAGGCAAGAATCAACAAACCCTGATCGCGCGAGTTTCTTACGGGCCAGTTTAAATTTATGGGTATCGGTTGTGCGCGGATGGATTGAGCCAGGGCGTTGGCCGTCCCTTGAGTACACGGGGGACATCCCTAGCGGTGGAGTCGTGGCAATTGAGTCTTCGCTGGACGATTCTCGGTACAGCGCGACCAGATGCGTCAACTTGTCTGACGGTCGGGTGCTTGTCACCGTGGCGTTCATCGCCGAATCAATCACAGAGCTGTGGGAGAACGTGCAAGAACTTGCCAAAGACCCGACGATCAGGTTTGCCTTGTCGCCAACCGTGGACGCAACGTGCCCACCGAACATTGAGCGCCGCCGAGTCGTCGTCGGCTATGCCGAACTTGGACGGTTCACACCGTTAGCCAAAAACATGATCGCCGAGGCACGCCTATTGCACACAGGCGAAAAACTGCTTGCCGAACATGTCCAGCGCGCTGTTGCTGTTCGCACCGACAACACAATCGTGCTATCAAGCAAGCGATCACCTGGCCCGATTGAGTTAGCGCGCACAATGGTCTGGGGAATTGGCATGTGTGCCCGTCCAGTCAACTCGGGTAAACCCATGCTTGTCGCGGTAAATAACTAAGATAAACGCGGCGACCGCGCACCTTGCCTTTTGTCGGAATCGGATAAGTCATGCGCGGTTGCCACTTATATGACAAAGTAGGAACATGGCGATCTTTAACAAAACCCGTAAAGCAGCAATAAGCCCAGCGCCTAGCGTGGCAGCTGCGGTCGCTGGCGGTTACACAAATAACGCTGCTGGCGTGAGCATGATCGGCCAGTATTACAGCTACCAAGAAGGCGAAGCACGCAACCGTGCGATCAGCGTTCCAACGATCAACCGCGCTCGAGATTTGATGGCGTCGGTTATTGGCTCAATGCCGTTGCGCTCATACAACGAGTTTTGGAACGGCGAAGAAATGGAAAGCATTTACATTGCGCCGCGTTCATGGTTGCGCCGACCAGACCCAACCGTGCCATACCAGTTCATTATGTCTTGGACGCTTGATGACCTAATGATGTTCGGTCGCGCATTTTGGTATATCACCTCACGCACCGCTGACGGCTACCCTGCCACGTTCACTCGACTGCCTGCCGGCTCAATTACCACAACCGACATGGTTGGGCCAGTCTGGTTTGCACCATCTAAAGAAGTTTACTTCAACGGCGGAATGCTAGACCCAACAAACCTTGTGCAATTCCTATCGCCAGCTCAAGGAATGATTTACTCGGCACCTGGCGCAATTGAGACCGCGCTAAAACTTGAAGCAGCACGCAACCGCAACGCATCGTCAAGCATTCCTGCAGGTGTACTGAAGCAGACAGGTGGCGAGCCACTTAGCGCGCAAGAACTTGCTGATTTGGCGAGCGCGTTCAACGCCGCTCGAGCAACTAATCAGACTGCAGCGCTTAACGAGTATTTGACATACACGGAAACAAACAGCACACCTGACAAGATGCTGTTAATTGAAGCATCGCAATATCAGGCGCTTGAGATGTCGCGTCTAGCAAACGTGCCACCGTATTTGGTAGGCGTTGCTACAGGCGCATACTCGTATCAGTCAAGCCAGCAAGCACGCGCCGATCTTTACTTATTTGGCGTCAAGTTGTATGCAGATGCAATTGCAAGCGCGCTCTCAATGGACAACGTGCTACCGCGCGGAACTTATGTTGAATTTGATGCCGATGAATACCTTGAAGAAAACTTTATGGCCGACCGCGCAGACGATGAAGTAATTGTTAGAGAAAACACACAAGAGGAGTTATCACAATGATCAAACTAATTGCAGGAGAGTTCACGCTTGACGCCGCAAAAGGCGACGCACCACGCCGCACCATCAGCGGAGTAGCAGTTCCCTACAACGTGCCGGCAACAGTCTCGGATGGCACAGCTGTGATCTTCCGTCCAGGCTCATTGCCAGTTGAAGGCAAAGCACCACGCCTGTTCATGTACCACGACGCAAGCATGCCAGTAGGCGTAGTTACCGAGCGCGCAGAAACCGAAGAAGGCATGATGTTCAGCGCCAAGATAAGCGCCACCAGCCTTGGAAACGATGCCCTCGTTATGGCCATAGACGGCACCATTGACCAAGTATCCGTTGGCGTAAACCCGACCAAGTTCTCGTATGACGAAGAAGGCACAATGATCATTGAGTCAGCCGACTGGATGGAATTATCCCTAGTTCCGATCGGCGCTTTCGGCGATGCTGCAAACATCACCAAAGTCGCAGCGAGTATCCACCAAGAGCCCGAAGAAGTAGTGTTAAATGAAGAAGTAACCCCAGTAGAGGAGAAACCAGAAATGTCCGAAGTAAACGAAACCGCAGTCGAGGCAACCATCCCTACTGCACCAGTATTTGCACAAGCAAAGCGCAAGTTTGATCTGCCAACCGCAGGTGAATACCTTGCAGCAATGCACATCGGCGGAGAAACATTCCGCAACGTTGCAGCAGCCGCACGCGACTACGCATTGTCAAAGCAAAGCGCATTGCAAGCAGCTGCCGGCACAGGTGGCGACGTCAACACCGAAAACACACCTGGTCTTTTGCCAGTACCAGTCCTCGGGCCAGTATTTGAGGACTTGAACTACATTCGTCCAGTAGTCGCAGCAGTCGGCGCTCGCGCAATGCCAGACGGCGGAAACCAAAAAACCTTTATTCGTCCAACATGGACAACGCACACCTCGGTTGCTGCACAAGCAAACGAACTCGGCGCTGTATCGGCAACTAGCCCCCAGATTGCCTCAAACGTGGTCAGCAAGACAACCCTAAGCGGCCAAGTGACCCTCTCCGTACAGGATGTGGACTTCACGAGCCCCGCATCAATGGAAATCATCTTGCGCGATCTCGCAGGACAATACTTGTTGAAGAGCGATGACGTTGCAGCCGATGCGATTACCGCAGGTGCATCAGCATCAGGTTCAACTTGGACTTACAACAGCACCGACCCATCAACGTTGTTCGCAGCGCTCTACGATGCAGCAACCGACATCCTGACCGCAAGCAACTTCTTGCCTGACCACATTTTTGTCAGCCCGAACGTATGGAAGTTGCTTGGCCAACAATTGGACGGCGATAAGCGTTCCGTATTCCCATACGCTGGCGCTGCCGGTCTCATGGGCGTAAACGCTGCAGGAACCGCAAACATCACACAGCTCAACACGTTCAACCCATTCGGTCTGAACCTTGTTGCCGATCGCAACTTTGCAACCAACACAATGGTCGTTGCAAAAGCATCAGCAATCGAGTTCTACGAGCAGGTACGTGGTTTGATGTCAGTAGAAGCACCATCCACACTTGGACGCGTGTTCTCCTACTACGGATACGTTGCAACCTTTATCGCAGACAGCGATCTCGTCAAGTCCATCACCGTCAGCCCTTGATTCGAAAGGTAGGCCCTAGTAATGGCCACCTATTCGGTCACTAACAAGTACCTAATTGACAACTACGCCGTACTGCAACTCCTGACCCCCAGCGAGATTGCAGTCGGCCAGTCAATCACGGTCGCAGGCGTTGACGCCACATTCAACGGCACCTACACGGTGCGCGCATTGCCACAGTATTTGTACATTGGCGTTGACAGCCAGGGCGACCTGCTGTACGACTACCAGTTGCCTATTGCTGATCAAGTGCTATTTGCAAAGACTGCCGACGATGTCAAGCGCACCGCCGCATCTGGCACAGTCACATACGCGCCAGTTTGCACGTGGGTGACCGCTGCACAAGTCATGTCTTACCTTGGCATCACAATCACAAACCCATCGGACGACTACACGTTGCTTACGCAATCGGTTTCGGCTGGCAACCAGTTTTGCTATCGCAGGCGTGAGGAGTCTTCGTATATTGACTCCCTAACGACCTCGCCAGGTGGTGACGTCACATTAGGCACCTTGATGTATTGCGCCGCTCTATGGCGCTCCAGGGGCTCAGTAGAGGCAACCTACGCCACGTTTGACGGCATGGGCTCGGCACCACAGCAAAGCCTGACCCCAATCGTCAAGCAGCTGCTTGGCATCCCACGTCCAGCGGTTGCCTAATGTCGTACACCGACCTATTTAACGAAGCGATTGATGACGTCACCGCAACGCTGACTGCAGTATCAGGATTGCGCGTTGTCAACGACCCAACCAAACTTGCACCTAATTGCGTGTACCTTGACGCACCAAACTTCACCACGTTTGCTGGCAACGGCAACATCGTGCGCCTCGAGTTCCCAGTCAAAGTAATCGGCTCTGGGCCTGCAGGTCTGCCGGTGCTACGTCAGATTTTGAGCATTGTCGCAAGTGTGCTTAACTCGCCGATCATTGTCATGGCTGGCCGTCCGTCAAGCCTTGAAATTGGTGGCGCGTTGTACCCGTGCTACGACCTTGATTGCGCTATCCAAGCCCAGACCGCATAATCCACAACTAAGCAACAGTAATCATCTACTATCAGAACATAACCTAAGGAGCATTTATGGCCAGTAGCACTTACCTCTCGAACCCAGTCCTCACAATTAACAGCGTTGATTTAACCGACATGTGCAGCGCAGCGACATTGACTTATCTGGTTGAAGCGCTTGAAGACACCGCGTTTGGCACTAATTCACGCAGTTACACCGCAGGCCTTGTCAACAACGAAGTGACCTTGACGATGTACGCATCGTTCGCAGCAACCGAAACCTACGCAACGTTGTTCCCATTGGTTGGCACTAAGACCAACATCACCTTGACCCCAGCGTCAGGTGCAGAATCAGCAACCAATCCAAAGTTTATTTTGACTGGTTGCTACCTTGAGTCGTTGCCAGTTATCAACGCATCACTTGGCGAGTTGTCAACCTATGACCTCACGTTCATGGGTGGCGCGCTGACAATTGACACCACCGCATAAATAACGGCTCCAAGCCGACATAGGAGAAACATGAAGATCAAGTTGCAGTTAAAGCGCACGCCCGACAGCGCACCCGAGTACTACTACACAAACCTGTTTGTGGTTACTGAATGGGAACGCCTTGAGCGCCGCAACATTCAACAGCTCTCCGCAAACCCGTTGTACTCGGATTACGCATGCTGGATGCACACGATCTTAAAGATCAAAGGCGAACAAGTTGGTGACAACTGGCGCGAATGGTTAAGCAAAAACCCTGACATCGACATTCTGCCGGTACTGGACGAGACAGACCCAAACCCTACGGACGCGGCACCTACCGCCGCCAACTAGCAGAGATTTTAGTCGCGGTCGGTTGGTGGCCTGGC